TCACAACTCGCGGCTAACTCGCGTGAAGCTCTGCGCCGCGATGGCCAACGCCTCCGGCTTCGGATTCACGTACGTCTGCATCGTGAACGCCTTCGACGCATGCCCCAGCCACGCGGAGATCAGCGCGATCGGCACCCCGCGAAGGTGCATCAATGTCCCGCAGGTGTGCCGGGCATCGTGCAACCGGACGTGCCGCACGCCCGCGGCGGCGAGCATCCGCGCCCACCGGTTTTCCACCGCGTTGGGTGTCAGCGCCTCACCGGCCTCGTTCACCACCACGTACCCGCTCGCCTGATAGGCCGCGCCGAGCCGAAGCCGGTCTGCAGCCTGCAGTTTGCGGGTCGCCTTGAAGACCGCGTACAGGTCATCCGGCAGCGGCAGCACCCGGTTCCCGGCTCGTGACTTGGGCGTCTTCTCGATGAGCTTCTTGCCGCGCTGCAGCCGGGTGTTGGCGACCGTTACCGACTTCGCTTTGAGGTCGACATCGCACCAGCGCAGGCCGCTGATCTCGGCGAGCCGGAATCCGGCCAGCGCGAGCTCCCAGGCGATGGCGTACCGGTCGCCCTCGATGTGCGCGAGAACCTTTTCTACCTCCGCCTCGCTGAGCGGATCTGGTGGCTTCGCGTCGCCGTCGATGCGATCCACCAACGCGGCCACGTTGCGCACCACGTGGCCCTGCTTCTGCTCGGATTCCAGCATCGCGACGAGCAGGCCGAGGAGGTAGTTGACCGAGCGCGGGGACCAGGGCTTGCGCGGTTTGTCGGTAGGGGAGGGCAGCCCGCCGGCGCGCAGCGCGATCACCAGATCGTCGAGGTGGCGCTTGGTGAGCTTCTGCACCTCGCGGTCACCGAGCTCGGCGATCACCACTGACAGCTTCTCCGCGTATCCGTCGACGGTCGACTCGGCCCGGTCTGCGGCCCGCTTACCCGCCAGCCAGTCCTCGCACGCCTGCGCCACGGTGCGGGTCGAGGGGTGGACGTAGGTGCCGGTCGCGACTTGGCCGCGGATCTCGTCCAGCGCGGCGCGCGCTGCCTTCTCGGTGGGGTAGCGCTTGCGGAACTGCTTGCGCTTGCCGTCGATCTCGCCGACATCGACCGTGAGCTGGTAGCGGACTACCGGCCGGCCGTTCTTGCGCTTGGCGAGTTCGACGGGCTTGATCTGCGGGGGCAGCTGGCGACGGGGTTCGGCCATGGCGCGTTTGTTCAAGTTCCGGGTTGCGTATCGCTTTTCGGCGCGAAGAATTTCGACTCGGCGGCCAGGGCCGAGCCGAGGGCCATCCGTAGGCTGCGTTGCCGTTGAACGTCGGTGGTGTCGGCGATCTGGGCCTGAAGGTCGTCGGCGGCATGACGTAGCGGGTTCGTCACACCATTGCACGCAGCTACCGCGGCCTCCTGAAGTGGCCGCAGGTGCTCGATCCTGCTCATATCACGACCTCCACATCTGCTCGAGGCTAAACAAGCCCGCCGAACCCTTCCTGACCGCCGACATGTGCGGCTGGCGCCAACTCGACTGACCGCAGCTCCCAGCTCCGCCGAACGACATCATCGCCCGCCCCCAATGATTCGTAGGCGACGAACTCGGCCTTCACACGCGGATGACCCGGCTGCAACTCCAAGGCCGCCTCGGCGGTCTCCTTGTCAATCGCCACCGCGCGGAATCGCCGTCCACCTTCGGGGCTGAACCACACGATGCGCTCGATATCGATTGTCCCGTCGATGATTCCGAACATCGTGACGGGTTTGGGTTCGATGTCCTCGTGCGTCAACTCCAAGTGCAGGCGTTTGGCGCCGGGCTGATTCCCACCGCAGCGGGTAGAAAACCACGCTGCTCGACCTTGCCCTCGATGTGCCAGTGCTCGCTTACGATCTGCTTGGCGGCCTTACGCAGTGCGGCTCGTGCCTTCGCTGGCAGGTGGCTGATCTGCGCGGTCAGCGTGGAATCCTCGGAGAGGTCGTCGGAGGAGCCCAGGACCGCCGCAATCTGCCGCAGCGACTCACTGTCCACCGTCGACAGCTCACCCATCGAATCCGGACGCCCATCATCGGGGTGGGGTTGAATCTCAATCACCAGGCGCAACGAGCCCGGCCCAGCGCCCCGGACGAGCAGGGGTGACGGGTACCTCTTGCGGTCGAGCTTCTTTTTCGAGATTTCCTTCGTCGCATCCGAGAGGCCGGCGACCAGCCGGGCGAACTTCTCCGCCGGCGCGGTGTGCCCTTCGATGGAGCCTTCGGTCAGGTGCAGGTCCAGGCGTGCCTGGGGGGGAGCGGTTTCGCGGGACCAGATCGACTCAAGCTCGTGATTGCCCTGCACCGTGCCCGCGTACATCTGGCCGAGCGCAAACGAGGTCGTGTAGTCATCCCAGCCGTGCTCGACCGCTGCTTCGCGGGTTTCGCGGATCGCGGCGATCAGCAATTCGGAGGCCGACATCGATGGTGCGTCAGCCATGGTCGTTCACCACCTCAATGTAGCCCTTATGTGGTCCCTCGACGACGTTGTCGGTGCTCAAGTCGCGTGCCGCAGACCAAGTCTCATGCCACGTCCTGCGGCTTGTAGGCAGGTCTGGATTCACGTAGCAGTCTGCGAGCCCGAAGCCCGGCCGGAGAACCTCCGCGTGCACCTCCCCACCGCCTTGCCCCAGTGTGGCACCGACCTCTGACAGCGTCCACAACGGGAATAGGGGTGGTTGCACGAAATGCGGGTACGCGGCCGGCGGCACCAAGACGACAAGATCAGCGTCACGCGGCGCCTTCGGCTTCCAGGTGATGAACCCACCATCGAGGAAGATCCTCACCGCAGTGCCGTGCTTACTGGCCAACGTGGTCACTATGTCCACATGCAGACGCAGAGCCCGCATGATCAACGCCCGCCGGTGGCGCGTGGACTCGGGAGCGGCGTCGACGAAGTGGGCCTCGATCTCGTTGAGAGTGGCCGGGTAGGGAGCATCCCGGTACGGCAGGGCGGCGAACGTTCCGTCACACGGTGGCAGGGTCACTCGAACGTCCAGTCTTCAGCGAGCTCGGGACGCTTCGTCCGCACATAGTCAGCCCACAGCGGGTCCGCCGCTGCTGCACTGCGGATCTCCTCGTCGGTCATCCGGCGCGCGACATTGTCGGTCGGCGGAGGCGGCACCCCCGCGCCAGTCTCAGGAGTTTCGCCAACCGTGTCTTGGGAGTTGGTCTCGGCGCCGTCAACATCCGGCGACAAATCGCGCGTGCTCCCGCGTGCGGCATTTGGCCGAGCAGATTGGCGATCATCATCGGCGTCGGTGAAAAGACTCACGCTGTGCTGCTGGAGGTACTGACGACGTCGAAACCGGCGGGTGTCCTGTTTCATTCGCTGCAGCCGTTCTCGGCCAACCACTTTCGTTGCTAGTTCGTCCACGATGTCGGCGAATTCCGTGATGTCACCAATGAGATCGTCAACGTCTGAGATGAGCGTTTCGACCTCGCCAATCAGCGTTTCAACATCGTCAGGATCGTTGGCGTCGATGCTAGTTGTGATCGAGGTATCGACATGGCTGCTGGCATCTCGTAAGTCATCTGCGTCCACGGCGATGCTGGCTAGCACCGGCGAGTAGTCGGTACCGGGTCGTGCCGCCGGCTCGGATACGCGGTCCGAAGTTCGGAGTGATGTGGAGGCGTCTGGCCCGACGTGCATCCGGTGTCGATGGGGGAGGGGTGGCGGGTCAGCGCCGGCAAGCACTCGCGCAGCGGTCCCTGTTGGCCAGTCGAACGCGGCATCAAGTCCGTTGAGAGTGCGCACCGAAATGCCGACGTCGTGGCCTTCCATGATCCTGCGCAGGGTGGTGTCACTAGGACCGCCGAGCTTTGGAGCTCGACTTGAGTTACGCCGAGCGGCGAACGCATCGCTGATGATTCCGCCGAACCTTTCGGTGTTCTTCGGTGCCATCCCCCGATTGTTCCAGACTTTTTCGGCAAACCTTCGTGCCGTGTGGCAAACAACAAGCCGGTAATTCCCTGGCGCAATCCGCGTTGGCGGCACGTTTATGCAGGTCGGCCTTGTTTGCCAACTTCGGACATGTTTCGGAATATCGGTTTGCCGTCGGTTCATGATGGTGTACCGTCGGATTCGTGCCGAAGGAAGCCCAGCCTCGGCGGTACGACCGCCAAAGAAACCCGAAAGTCCCGCCGCACGTCTCGATCGCGATCCTCCGCCAGGTCTCCGGCCTGAAGCTCGACGAGGTTTGCGACCTCGTCGCCGAAGTCACCGGAGACCGTCCCACGAAGGGTGCGCTGAGTGCTATCGAGAACGGCCACCGCGGGGCGAGCGCCCAGTTGATCGCCGGGCTCGAGCACGCATACAAGCTGCCTGCCGGGTCGATCTCCACCAACTACGTGCCGCGCAACACGCCGGCCAGTAGCGAGGTGGCCTGATGTCCGCCGCCCTCGCCACGATCCCGTTCCACGGTGACGACCTGCTCGTTGCGGACGTGGACGGCAAGCCGCACGTTGTTCTTCGCCCCGCCTTCGAGCTGATCGGGCTCGCCGACCCTGGCATGCAGATCAAGCGACTCCGTAAGCAGCACTGGGCGACTCTTGGTTCCACGGTCGTAACGACCATTGGCGCTGGTCACGAGGTCGGCCACCGGATGGTCACCGCCGACGTTCGTTCGTTTCTGATGCACCTGGCGACGATCCCGCTGTCGCGGGTCGCCGAGCATGTCCGCCCGAAGCTCGCCGCCTACCAGTGCGAGGTCGCCGACGTGATCGAGGCGTACTTCACCGGCGGACGCCACCACACCACCACGCCGAACACGGTCACCTGGGATGAACTCGCCGCGCTGATCCGGCAGCGGTACGGCATCGACCTCGACGCCACCGACATCACCCGCGGCCTACGCGACGGTGGCGTACTCAAGCAGACCGGCGCACCACGCAAGGCATACCGAGCCTGGTTTTGGCACACCGGCTCCGCGTGGACTGTGCACCCGCACGTACTGCCTGAGTTGACACGGAAGCTCGTCGAAACCCGCCGCGCACTCGGTGACCTTCAAGCGCAACTGCAACTCGACCTCGCACTCGACGAGCAGATCCGCCGCGAGATTGGCGGTGGCGCGGCATGAGCAACTTCATTCACTACTCCGAGTCCGAGCCGATCATTTCCGATGACGGCCGGACAGTGGACTTCTCCGCTCTTTCGAAGGCGACGACCAGCCGTTCATCTGGTTGTACGTCAACGGCTTTCACGGCGGCGGCGCTCTGCTGACCATGGATGAGGCGCAAGAGTTCGCGCGGAAGCTCCTCGACACCGCTGACGAACTGTCTGGCGGTGAGTCATGACCGCCGCGGTCCGGGTTCCGCAGCTGCTGACCGTCACCGAGACGATGGGCGTACTAAAGGTCAGCCGCGCCACCCTCTACCGACTTTTCGCCGCCGCGAATTGCGGTGGGTGCAGATCGGTGCGCACCGCCGGATCTCAGTCGCTGAAGTCCAGCGATTCATCACAGCCAACGCCAAGGCGTCGGCGTGAGCGCTAACCTGCCCGGCCTACAACCGGGACTCACGCAACACATCCGAGGCCCTCTGATAATCGACGACGTATGGGACGAGCTAACGGCTTTTCGGGCGTCTCAGTTCAGTCTCCAGGTCGACAATCGCCACCAACAGCATCGTGAGCATCGAATCACGATCACCCAGGTTGCAGTCGGTCTCCTTCAACGCGTCTTGCAGCCGCTTCGTGACTACCAGCTCGGCCGGCACATCCGCGTTCGCCAACTTGCTCAGAATCGCGCGGAGCGATTCGTCGGTGTCTCCCATGCTTCTCCTTCGTTCGATGCCCGTCCGGGCACTGCTGACACAGCGAGCGTAGGAGAGACCGGCCCCGGCAGCGGGGAACTGCCGGGGCCGGGCACCACCACCGGCGGTGACCAGTGAGCGCCGGCCTGCCCGGCCTACAACCGGGACTCACGCAAGCGCTCACCGACATGCGCCAAGAGCGCGCCGCTGCCGCCGAAAGGCGCCGCACAACAATGTCAGGGCTGGCGGAAACCTTTGGGCTTCCCCTCCAACTGGTTCAACCGCTCCTCGAAATCCAGAACCGCCGTGCTGACCGTGACGAGAGTCAGCCGAACTGCTTCCTCGTCACTAATGCGGCTCGCGGACCGCTCTCGAACGATCTCCTGAAGCGAGTAGGCCCAAGGGCAGATCGCCTCGTCGATCTCCAACGCGAGCAGGTCGTCGATACCGCTCATCACGATCTCCTTGCGTTTGCACGGGTTGCTGCCCGTTATGTGGCGGGAGCGCTCTTCCTTGCGGCGCTCCAGCAGTTGCAGCGTAAGGCGGGGCTCCGACGCGCCGCGGCGATCCCGCGGCCGTCGGACGCCACCACCACCGGCGGTGCCCGATGACCGCCTGGTGGCTCCCCGCAGTAGACGCCCAGACCAGTCTGGTCAGCGCCCTAATGATCCTCGCGTTCGCCGGTATCGGATGGATGCTGGCGGGCACCGTCACCCCCGGGCCCGCCCCGACCCCCGAGCACGGTCGCCACCGCGCTACCGCCGCTCGCAGCTGTCCCCGCGCCGGAACCCGACGGCCCGCTGCCGTTCGTGCCCGGCCCCGACTACCGCGACATCGACGACTGGTGGGCGGACCTTCCCACCGGCCAACTGCCAGCGCTGACCGACGTTGATCTGGCCGACTACTACGACGACGTCGCGCTGGCCGGCATCCGGTTCGCCGCGCGGGCCCGGGCGCACACGTCCCCGTCTGCGGCGGCGGCCGACGCGTGGCCGCCGATCTTCGCCGCCCTGGCCACCGAGATGGGTTACGACCCCGTACGCGGCTTCGACGGACTGGCAGCCGCCGCATGAGCGCCGCCCACAATCCCGCCACCAACCCCGCCGCGGTCCTCTACCGGCGGGTGCTCATCGACCTCGACAAGATGCGCGCCGAGCTCGTCGCCACCGGCAGCGCCCGCCACGTCGTCGCCGCACTGGCCACCTACCGGGCCACCGTCCAGGCCGCACTCCACACGCAAGGAGTCCGCCGATGAGCATGCGCCGCTGGCTGGCCGAAGCGTTCCGTGACTTCAATGCCGCGGTCGGGCTGACCGCCGCTCACGACTACGACCTGCTCGATGAACCGTCCGCGCCGGCGACCGCCTCCCCTTGGCCGCCGCAGCTCGCGGACACGTCCACGCAACGACCGTCGGGTGGCACCGCGGGGCTTCGCAGCGTGGACGGGCCGACCGCACTTGGCGGCACAGCAGGTGCGGTCGGCCACCCCCAGACGTCTGTCGTGTCTGAGCTTCGGGCTCACAACTCGGCAGACCGGCCCGCGCCGAGCTCCACAACAATCGCCAGCGGTCATGGCACGCCGCAATCCGCCGGCGCGGGCCACCCCAGCCAATACCCGCTGACCGACGTCGAGGCCGCCGGCGCCGAATGGCTCAACACCCTCCGCACCCTGCTGGCCCGGCTCGGCGACACCTGCGCCGACGTCGTCGAGCACATCGAACGCCTCGACCCCACCCCGACCGGGCTCGCCAGGGCCGCCGCAGTGACCGACCTCGACACGCACCGCAGATAGAGAAGTGCCCCGCCGTCAGGGCGACTGACGACGGGGCGAAGGCACCACCAACCGAAAGGAATGAAGCAGTGCCAGACACCACCGTAACCCAGACCGGCTGGGAGATCCGCGAACACGTCCGCGACGACGGCGGCACAACACTGCTCGCCTGCATCAACGGCGAGCCGGTGTGGGTCGCGCAAGAACTGATCGAACCGATCAGCGGATACCGGTGGAATCTCTTCTCCTACCGCGCCGATGCCCCTCCGGGAGTGCTGGTGTGGAGCGAATCGGAGGCCCGCGCCTGGTTGGAGCACGAAGCGCAGAACGCGCTCCTGGCCGCCAAGGTCGTGGCCGCATGACCCCCGCAACCCTGGCGCCGAACCTGGCGCGACAAAGTCGTCCCGATCCTGTGGCTGCTGGTCGCCGCAGTGATCATCGGCGGCGCCGCATCAACAGCGCCCACGCCACACCCGCCAGCCCAGGCCAGCTGTACGCCGACGAACACGCCGCCGAAGTGTGCTCAGCGCTGGACATCCGGCCCACCGTCCCCGGCGTCATCAACGTCCTCATCACCCTCGAAACCGCCGGCCTATCAACGCACGAATCCGGTGTCGCCATCGCCGAATCGGTGGTCTTCGTCTGCCCCATCCACGCAAACCTGCTGAGGCAGTTCGTTGCTCACTACAAGACAGACCGGAGCGTGGCCGCATGAGCGTTGGAAAGAACTACGTCTACAAGCTGGCGCAACGCACACTCGGCGACCACGCAGACGAATGGCTGGACACACCACGACTCGGCCTGGGCGAAACCCTCACTGCCACCCCGACGACCCCGCGGTCGCTGATCGAGTCGGGCTGCCCGGCGTGTATCAGCAGCGTGGCCGATGTCCTCGAATCCCTCGAATCATCAACAGGAGAATCCCGATGAGTACCGACCTCGCCAGCGTTCGCGCCCAGGTCGAAATCCTTCAGTACTGCCGCAACGAACGCGCCAAGCTCGCGGCCCGCATCGACGAACTCGAAGCGTCCGCGAAAGCCGCAATTCAGGAGGCGATGGGCGGCGACGACACCGGCACCCTCGACGGCACCACCGTGGTCACCTGGAAGACGTCGAAACGCACATCATTGGACCAGAAGCTGCTGAAGTCACTGCATCCCGAGGTGTTCGCGGAGTGCATGTCGACGAGTGAGGTCCGCCGATTCGAGGTGAAATCGTGACCGCCGCGGCCGCAGACCCCGACGTCTACGTCACCGCCATCCACACCAGCGACGTCTTCGTCGACACCACCTACCAACGGCCCTGCGACCCCGCCCGCGCCCGCGCCATGGCCCGCGACTGGAACCCCCGCCTCGCCGGCATCATCGAAGTCTCCGACCGCGGCCCGACCAACCTGCCCCGCTACGCGATCATCGACGGCCAACACCGTTGGGCCGCAGCCCAACTCCTCGACGATCCACCCACGCTGGTCGCCAACGTCCACACCGGTCTCACCGTCGCCGACGAAGCGAAACTGTTCGACCAGCTCAACCGGGCCCGCAAGAAGGTCAACGTCTTCGAGCACTACAAGGCCCGCCTGGCCGTACGACTGGATCATCGGCCGCATCCAGGCCGTTCTGGACAAACGCGGGCTCATCGTCGACCCGGCACCCAAGGACGGTCACATTGGCTGCGTCGGCACGCTGGAGAAGGTCGCCGACATCGACGACGCGCTGCTGGACGAAACCCTCGAGCTGATCATCGACATCTGGGGTAAACGCCGCGACGCCCTCGACGCCCCGATCATCCACGGTCTCGCCCTGATCCTGCACTCCTGCGCGATGACATCGACCTCGAACGGCTCGTCGACGCGCTGCTCGACGTGATGCCGCGGCACTTGAAGACCTCGGCGGTCGCGCTGCGGGATGTGCAGTCCGGCACCCTGCCGGTGCTGACCGCGCTGGTGATCATGGAGCGCTACAACAAGAAGCCTGGCCGCAAGATTGCGGTGTCGGCGCGGGTATTCGGCGGTGTTGGTCGCGGTGGCGGTAACAACCACCAGCGCAAGGCGGTCGGCTGATGGCTACCTTTCCCGACATCATCGGCTACCTCTGCCACTGCGATGTGTGCAGGCAGCGCGCCCTCACCCGCAGTCAGCACACCCACGCCAACCCGTTCGTCTGCCCACGCTGCCGCGAGGTGACCGGATGGGGTGACGTGGATGTCGCCCAGGCCGAACCCGACCACCTACCACCATCGAAGGTCCGCGGATGAGCACCATCGAGCTAGTCGACCGGCAGACGCAGGCGCTCAAGGAGATCCGGGGTTTTCTGGCGGCGGTGGACGCTAAACCGTTCTTCGGCGGCGTCAGCTTGGCCGACTTCAAGCTGTCCGGCGAGAAGGCGTGCGCGGCCGTGGTGGACGCCATCCTGGAAAGGCACGGACTGTGAAGAAGATTCGGATCCCCGGCTACGTGCCCATCGAGACGCACTACGCCTCACTCCTGGGAATGCAGGCCGGTTGGATCATCGGCACCGTCCTCTACCACTGGCTGGCGCGATGACCCCGAAACCGCTCTGCACCCGCTGCGGCCAGCGCCCCATGCGATCACGGCAACTCTGCCAGAACTGCTACGAGTCCGACCGGGCACGCATCGACTGGCAACCCAGCTACGTCGACGCCCAACCCATCCGCGACCACATCCTCGCCCTGCGCGCCGGAGGCATCAGCAACAAACGTCTACGACAGCTATCCGGGGTGTCGCACAACACCATTCAGGTGATCATCACCGGACGTCCCGAACGCGGCACCGGCCCAACCAAACGGGTCTGGCGTCGCACCGCCGTGAAACTGCTCGCCGTCCCGATACCCGAGATACCGCACCGGGTCGCCGCCGCCGGCCGCAAGGTCCCCGCACTCGGCACCCGGCGCCGACTGCAGGCCCTAGTGGCCGCCGGCTACAGCCGGCGCTACCTGTGCGCACGTATCGGAATGGCAGAGTCGAATGGCGGTCGATTGTGGCGCGAGGACAAGGATCTGGTGTTGGCGACCACCGCCCGCGCGGTCGACGCCCTCTTCGCCGAACTACAGATGCAGCCCGGACCGTCTTCGCGGGCCCGCAACGAAGGCCGGCGCCGCAGGTGGCCGCTGCCCCTGGACTGGGACGAAGACACCATCGACGACCCGGCCGCGGCCGCGGTCCCGTCCTGGACGGTCCGGGACCGGCGCGCCGAGCAATTGGAGGACATCGCCGAACGCCAAGCAACGGTGCAGCGCCTCACCGACCTCGGACTGTCCGCCCAGGAGATCGCCGAACGCCTCAGCATCAGCAGCAAGCAAGTCGTCCGCGACCGGGCGGCCTTGCGAATCGAGCAGGCATCGTGACCGGGCAGCTGGAGTTGTTCACCCCGCCGGCTGAACCGACGACACCGCGGTTCGACGCCGACCACATCCTGCGCGGCCTGCCCCGCAACACGCAGGGCACCTGCTGCGGGCACTGGTGGGCCCAGCACGACTACACCGAGACCGCGCCGTGCCGATTCTGCGACTGCCAGCAATTCCGGGAGGCGGCATGCTGACCACCGATCAACGCTGGCTGCTGCGAGCAGTGGGCGGCTGGGCGATGCGCGACTGCTTGATCGGTCCGGTGGGCGTGGATCACCTGATGGAGTCGATGCAGGGTTGCAGTGGCTCCCGCGTTCGTGGCGGCCCCGAGTGGCTTTCGCACGGATACCAGTGCCGCAAAGGCAAGATCCTGTCTCCCATGTTCGGTGAGCCGGTCGTCACGGTCACCAAGGCGCAATTGAACCGGTACGCCCGCGAACTGCCGCAGGCGATCACCGACGAGCTGCGCGCGGTCCGCAAGGCGATGCACACCGGGCATCAACGCACATGGGAGTGGTGCCGCTGCCCATACGAACACACACCACCGAACCCACATTCGGGCGTGTGTCGCAGCTACCACCCGTCCGGCGCCCAGGTGGAAGCGCACTACGCGGAACTGCGGCGACTCGGCGCGCGGCAGGAGCGCGCCCTGAATCGGGCGCTCGGTTTCGAGGAAGTCACCGACGACGAGCCGGTCGGGCAGTTGGAGCTGTTCGAGCTGGGGGTGGCGTGATGCGTTGCGCGACATCGTTGGATCAGCTCACGGTCGGCCAGCGCGTCGATGTGGCGGACCTGGCTGCTGGCCGGATGCGGCCCGCTGTGGTCACCGTGTTGCAGCCGCCGGACCACGTGGAGGTCCGCTACGAGGACGGCTCGACCGCTCTGCACCGGTCGAGCGCGATCGTGCCGGGGCCACTACCGCCCGGGCAGCTCGCACTGTTCGGAGTCGGCGCATGATTCGGCCGCCTGTGTCGATCGGCATGGCGCCGAACGCAGTCTCAGAGGACGTCGTATCCCTCCTTGACCGGGGGAAGATCGGACGGCGGGCCCGTGATGTCCTTCAACAGGAAGCGTTTGCTCTGCTGCCGGGACCGAATCCACCAATCCTTCTTCTTGCGCGTCGGCGGCGGCCACCAGCTGACATCAATCGCCGCTTGATCCCATACGTCGAAACTTTCGGCCTTCGCGCTCACATAGACCGAGTCACCAGTACGCAACACCGGTATCGGCTGGTAGGCCTCCCTCCGCCAGTCCCCAGGCCTTTCCGCCTCACCAAGCCATGGTTGCTCGGCCAACATGTCGCCGGATACGCAAACCTGGTGCGCGACACCGTCACCGATGTTTTGGATCACAACCTGGACCTGCGGCGAAGCAACTTTGGAGCCCATATTGTCGGTACCTCCGCGACCGACCAGCCGCACCGACCACTCAGCTTCGGTTCGATCCTGATACCGCCACCAGATCGCCGTCGCAGTAGAGGCCGCGGTAGCCAATGCCGTCGCAATCGCTGCTGCCAAACCCACAGCACCCCAAAACCCCGCATTCGACAGATCTTCGGCCTGCCCAGCCGCCGCAATCAGCACCATGACCCGACAGGCTACGTCGCTCCACCGCAGCACCTACCTGGAATCGGCCAGGAGGTGCAGCTCTGATGCTCCACCCGATCCTGTGCCTGTGCGGCCATTTCCACGGCGGCACCTGCCACTGCGGCTGCACCACCTACCAACCCGACACCTGCCCCGTGTGCGACGGCCACGGGTGCGCCGACTGCAACACCTAACGAGAGGGAATGAAGCCGTGAGCGCGCCCACAACCTCCCAGGCCTTCCTGTTCGGCAACGACGACACCCCAGACGACACCGACAACGAGCTGCTCGGCGACCTGAAATCCCTGATCCGCAACCACGACGCCGCCAGACCTCGCTCCCAACAGAAAACCCTCGGGCCTTCCGAAGTCGGACACCCCTGCGTACGCAAACTCGCCCAAGGCCTGATGCAGATCGACCGAATCAACCCCACCGGTGACGTGCTGCCCTCCTACGTCGGCACCGCGGTGCACGCCCAACTCGAGCAGGCGGTCGCCCTCGATAACGGCCGCATCATCGCCGAACACCTCCTCGACACCACCAGCCGCTGCACCTGGCTCGACGGAAAGCCCATCGGCCGCTGGATCTCCGAACGCCGCGTCACCATCCGCCCCGACCTCGCCGGATCCTGCGACCTCTACGACACCTGGAACAACACCGTCCTCGACCTGAAAGGATTGGCGCTAGGCACGCCCATCCCGACGCCGACAGGCTGGACCACGATGGGTGACCTGGCCGTCGGCGATCAGGTGATCGACGCAGCCGGAAAGCCCTGCACCGTCACCGAGACGTCACCGGTCTACACCGATCGTGACTGCTACCGCATCACATTCGAGGACGGCGTGAGCGTCATCAGTGATCACATCCATCAGTGGGTCGTGCAGTTCGGCAAGAACTCCCGAACGCGGATCATGACCGCACCCGAGATCGCGGCTCAGCTGCGCGACTATCGCGGACAACTCCGAATCCGAATTGCGAACACAGCCGCACTGGAACTCCCGGATGCCAACCTGCCCATCGAACCCTACGTCTTGGGCGCCTGGCTCGGCGACGGTGAATCAGACTCCGGACGCATCGGCAAACCTGAACCTGAGTTATTCGACAACATCGCAGCCGCGGGCAGTGAGCTCGGCGAATGGCAGAACGTCCGCGGCGGCCCATTCCGCCGTCGCATCGTCGGTCTCACCGCTGCATTGCGCGCCTCGGGCCTGATCGGTGACAAGCACGTTCCGCCACAGTATTTCCGGGCAAGCCGAGCGCAGCGTCTGGCACTGCTACAAGGAATGATGGACACCGACGGCACCTGGAACCGCAAACGGAAGCAGGCCGTATTCACCACTACCAGTAAGCAACTCGCACATGACGCTGCTGAGCTGATCGCATCACTCGGGTGGAAGCCACGCATCTGGGAGCACCAGGCCCGCGGTTTCGGTGTCACCACCACGGCGTATCCGGTCACCTTCGTGACGTATGGGGATAACCCTTTCCGGCTGACCCGCAAAGCTGAACAGGTTTGGACGGCCGGAACCACCAGAGCAAAACGCCGCATCATCACCGCCGTCGAACGCACCCTAACGATCCCAACGCGATGCATCACCGTCGACAGCGAAGACAGCACATTCCTGTGCACCGAAGCGATGATCCCGACGCACAACTGCCCAGGCACAACAAAGATGACCGAGTACCGCAAACACGGCCCCAGCGAGGTCTACCGCCGGCAAGCACACCTCTACGGGCGCGGCTACCGCAACGCCGGCTTCGACGTCCAACACGTCGGAATCTGGTTCCTGCCGCGCGCCGGCCAACTCGCCACCAGCCACCTGTGGACCGAACCCTACAACGACACGCTGGTCGACGAGACCCTCGGCCGCATCGACAACGCCCTGGTACTGATCCACGACTTCGACGTCGAACAGCATCCAGAACGTTGGGCGTGGTTCCCGAAAACCCCCGACAGTTGCCAGTTTTGCCCGTGGTGGACGGCGAACCAGAGCCATCCGAACCCCGCGGCCTGTACCGGCGGCTCGACCTAGACAAACGCCGAGTGCCGAGGCGAAAAACAGTGCACAGCAATGGAACAACGAAACAAAGGAAAAACGAAATGACAACAGCACGCAACGACTCTTACGGCTTCCTGTCCGGCGGTGGCTCACCGTCGGCGAAGTTCACCACCTACGGTGACACCGTCGGCGGCGTCATCACCGAAGAACCCCAAGTCCAGCAGCAGACCGACATCAAAGACGGCACACCCCTAGTGTGGCAAGACGGCTCACCGCGCATGCAGATGGTCGTCACCGTTCAAACCCAGCTGCGCGACCCAGCCATCGACGAAGACGACGGCAAACGCCGCATCTTCGTGCGCGGCCAGATGCGCAACGCCGTGCAACAGGCCGTGATCGCGGCCGGAGCCAAGGGGCTCGACGTCGGCGGCACGCTGAACATCACCTACGTCGCCGACGGTGAGCGCAAGAACCCGGCATTCAACCCGCCGAAGATCTACCAGGCGTCCTACACGCCGCCGGCGGCCGATGGCGGAGCGGGTTTCCTCGGCACCACTACCCAGGCCGCCCCGGCGGCGGTACAACCGGCGCCGACCGCCGCCCCCACGCTCCCGGCTGGCGGCACGGCGCTGCCCCCCGGCCTGCCGCCCACCATCACCCCGGAAGTCTGGGCCACCCTCACCCCGGAAGCCCAGGCCGCGCTCCTGGTCACCTCCAGCGCGAAGTAGCCACTCGCCGCGGCCGGCTGGATCGTTCACCGATTCAGCCGGCCGCTCCACACCAAGTCAAACCCCGAGGAACGAAAGGCGATGGGACACGGTGACCTTCGACGAACTACTAGAACTCCTCGGCTACACCGACACCGAACACGTCGGAATCTGCCACCAACTCGAAGGCCACTTCAACACCGCGGTCCTACCATCGAACGCCGCCACCGCCTACGTCAGCAATCTCCCCGACACCGCTGACATCTGGTACCAGGTGAACCCCACCAGCGGCCCGGTGCGCACCAACGCGGGGCGCGGGACCGCCGACGCTGTCACCCGCCTGGCAGCCCTCTGGTGCGATCTCGACGTCAAGCCCGGCGGCTGCGACACCCTCACCGTCGCCGAGCAGATCATCGACGACCTCGCCCAGATCCTCGGCACCCGACCATCAGTCGTCATCGCATCCGGGCACGGGCTGCAGCCCTACTGGCCCATCGACGACGCCCCCATCACCGAAACCTTCACGGTCGCCGACGCGGCCGCACTGCTGCACCGCTGGGGCCGCCTCGTCGCGCTTGTCGCTGACCGCCGCGGCGCTCAGGTCGACAACGTCTACGACCTCCCCCGCATCCTGCGCGTACCCGGCACGATCAACAACAAGACCACCCCCGTGCCGGTCACCGCGGCCGCGACCGGCGGCGGGCCCTTGACCGTCGATGAGGTCGACGAACGCCTCAACGAAGCCGGCATCTACCACGAACCCGACCCGCGCGGCACCGGTAGCGAGGTCATCGCCCCGCCGGGCGCCTGGGCGTGGGGCACCCCAGGCATGTGCACCTACATGCCCACCGTCATCGCCGGCTGGAAAACCGACGCCCCCACCTCCCGACACCCCTGGCTCGTCTCCCAAGCCGTCCGGCTGGCCGCAGCCCACCGCAACGGCTGCCTCACCGCCGACCAGCACCGCGACGCCGAAAAAGTGCTCTGCGACCGCTTCCGACACCTCTGCACCACCGGCGGCGACCAAGCCCGCAAACCAGGCCCCTACGAGATCGCCGCAGCACTCGCGTTCGGCCGCGACCGCGTCGCCACCATGACCGACGCACGGCTCGCCGACGAACTCGGCCACCACACCCACCTCGACCAGCTCGCCGGCGGCATCAACATCACCACCACCACCCCACCCGCACCGCCGTCGAACGTCACCCCACTGCCCACCAACACCGGCAGTCCCGCGACCCCGGCCACCGACAACGCCGAACTGGCCACCGTCACACCGATCACCAAGACACAGACCGTCACGCTGACCGACAGCGGCAACGCCGGCCTACTCGTCGCCAACTGCGCAGACCGGCTGCGCTACTGCCCCGAGCTCGGCCGTTGGCTGTCCTGGGACACCCAACGCTGGGAGGTCGCCGTCGACGACGGCCAAGTCATCACTGCCGCCCACACCGTCATCGAATCGATCGACACCACCGGCGACCAGGCCACCGCCAAGCACAAGATCAAGAGCCTGTCGAAGACCGGCCTGGAGGCCATGGTGGCACTCGCACGCCGCAACCCCGCCATGCGCATCACCCGCGACCGCCTCGACGCCGACCCCTACCTCCTCAACACCCCGAGCGGCGTCATCGACCTGCGCACCGCAACGCTCACCCCGCACACGCCGCACGGCTGGCACACCAAGATCACCGGCGCCGCCTACGACCGTGATCTACCGGCGCCACGCTGGCACCAGTTCCTGCACACCACCTTCGGCGGCGACGACGAACTCATCCGCTACGTCCAACGCCTCGCCGGCTATGCAGCCATCGGCGAAGTCACCCACCACGTTCTACCGTTCCTGTTCGGCGTTACCAGAACGGCAAAAGCGTGCTCCTCGACGTCCTGGTCGACGTCCTCGGCGACTACGCACTCACCGCACCAGCCAACTTCCTTCTCGCCGGCCAGACCAAACACGAGACCGAAATCGCCCGCCTTAACGGTGCCCGCCTCGTCGTTTGCTCCGAAGTCAACCAAGAATCCCGATTCGACGAAGCCAAAATTAAATCGTTGACCGGCGGCGACAAAATCACAGGCCGATTCATGCGGCAAGACTTTTTCGACTTCACCCCCAGCCACACTCTATTTCTCGCCGGAAACCACCAGCCCCAAGTATCCGTAGCGGAAAATCGTTCTGGCGACGCCTACGACTGATTCCATTCCGCCACGAAGTCCCAGCAGAGCAGCGTAACGAGAACCTGGCCCGCGAGCTCGTCGACCACGAAGGCCCCGCCATTCTCGCCTGGATCACCGCCGGCACCGTCGACATGCTCACCGGCGGCCTCGACGAACCCAGCTCGGTCGCCGCCGCCACAGGGAGTACGAGGAGCAAGAGGACGCGCTGAAGCGGTTCCTCGACGAATGCTGCCACCTCGGCGGCGGCATCACCGTCAAAACCAAGACCAGCGTCGTGCTCGCCCGCTATCAGCGCTGGGCGCGCGAGAACGGCGAGACGGAGATGGGCGCGAAGGTGCTCAGCCGCGAGTTAGCCAACCGCTTCGGCATCCGATCTGTGGCCAGCAACGGTGTGCGCTTCTACAACAGCGTGGCGCTGGTTTCCGAGGAGAGCGAGCAACGATGGAACGACTGAACAGGATCGTGCTCAAGATCGTGCTGCCCCTCAGAGAACCCTCAAGAACAGAACGATCAGCACGATTTCAGCACGATCTTGAAACCCCCTAATCGTGCTGTCCTTTACGCAGATCAGGCGGCAAAAAGAACGATTAGCACGATTATTTTTAAGTTAACTTCCATGCGAGATAGCAAATATGGTGCGACCTGCGGTTTCGCCACCCCGGCACGTTTCCTGGAGCTGATAGAGCGAAAAGATCGTGCTAATCGTGCTGCCGGCCATCCCAGCAAACAGCGCGGCGGCCGCCATGCCTAAAACCGAACGGCGCCGCCGCAGCCCTCAACACCTCATCACCACCGAACTCGCAGACAGTTGCTGCCGCCACTGCCGAGCGCCCATCTGGGAGGGGGTATTGCGGTGGCGAGAAGACCCGCATCGACCCCACGCCCATCACCCGCGACGCCGAACTCGGCGCCACCCTCGCCGACATCCCCACCTACCAAATCCCCGCCAGCTACACACGCCACCAACTCGCCGCACCCAATGGAACATCCACCGCTGGCCCCCCGGCAACGCCACCATCCACGCCGACCACCAATGCGGCCGCGTTTGGCCGGCCGCCTGCATCGACCCACGACCCAACCTCCACACGCCAACAGCAGCTGATCCGCTCAACGCCGACGGCACCCTGTTCGAGCCCCCACCGCCCTTCTAAACCGCGCAGAGAAAGAGAATCCGAACATTGATTTCATTCTTCGTTCCCGGAAAACCAGCACCCCAAGGCAGTAAAAGACACGTCGGACGCGGAATACTCATCGAATCAAGCAAAGAAGCAGGACCCTGGCGCGAACGCATCGCCCTGGCCGCATTCGCAGCGATGGCCGGCCGCCCAATATTCACCGGGGCGATAGACGTGACACTCAACTTCGTGCTGCCCCGACCGAAATCCACCCCCAAAACCCGCACACCCGCGGCGACAAAGCGCCCCGACTTGGACAAGCTCGAACGGGCCTGCCTCGACGCGCTCACCAACGTCGTGTTCGGCGACGACTCCCAGGTGATCAGCCTGACCGGCTACAAGCGCATCGCCCAGATCGGCGAAACGGCCGGCGTCCACATCCAGATCGAGGCGGACGCATGACCACCTGCAAGCGCGGACCTGCTGACGACGAGCATCAGGGGCGTGAGCGATGGCAATGGACTTCTTCCTGGACCGCAAGTCCCAACGCGACCTGCGCGCCAAGCTGGCCACCGTGCCGCAGCTCGTCGAGGACCTGGCGGTGACGATCACGCGCCAGGCGAAGATCCAGCCGTCCGGCATCGGCAAGCTGCACCGCGTCAAGCCTGAATCCAAGCTGCCGTACCACGTCGGCGCGGTCGATGCTGCTGACGAGTTGCATAACGCGCTCGTCACGTGGGTGCGATTTGTGTGCGAGCACCGCCAGATCCGCTACACGGGCCGCGAGGACATGATTTCGCTCTCCGCATGGCTGCGGCGCAACATGGTGCCGTTGGCGCTCACGCCGGGCAGCGAGGACGCGGGAATCGACATCGCTGCACGGATCGACGCCTGCTACCGCTGCGTGGACCTGCCGCCGGACGACGAGATCGTGATCGACAGGGCGCGCGTGCGTGAAGCCAACCGCAGCGTCGTCACCCTAGCCACCATCGACCCGATCGCCTGCCGCCTGGGTGAGATGGGCAAGGGGCTCAACCGTGACCGCCTGCGACTGCTGGCTAGGCATGGCGACATCCGCCCCGTCGGCGCCGACTCAGACACTGGCACGAAGTTCTACCGCCTGGGCGATGTGCTGCACGCGCACTTCGCCCGCAACCGTCGAGGCGCGAAGTGACACGCCGTGACGAATGTGCTTGACAGCTTGTCCCATACCTCACCGGTAGGCTGTCGCCTACGGCGCGACTATGTGCCGCCGCAGACGCCACCGGGAACCGCCAGCGCGACCGGTGGCGTTTCGCATTCCCACCCCACAGCCCACCGGGGAGCAACCATGCCCAAAGCCACCGACCGCGCCGCGCTCGTCGACCTCATCGAGAACGCACTTACTACCGAGCTCGTCCACCCCGGCACCGGCGACGGACCAGTCGCCCTGCCGCTGCCGATGTTCCGCAACAGCACCATGCCCGGCGAAATGGCCCGCCACTTCGCCGAAGAGGCCGGCCTTCCGCACGCCAACGCCGCCAAGCTCGTCGCCGAAGCACTGGTGGACCTGCTGGCAAGCGCCGGCGAAACCGGTACAGCAGCAGTAAACGCACGCCGGCCAAGGCCGCGACGTCCAGCCCGCCGGCCACCCGGCCACCGCGACGGCACCCGTCGCACCACCAGCCGCGGCACCCGAACCACCCCCGACCGCCCCCGACCGCCAGGCCGCCGGCCCCATCACCGCCACCGTCAACGGCGAAACCGTCATGACCGACCTCGCCGACCTGCAGAAGTTCTCTGCCGACGTACAACCCGGATCCCGGCCACCCTTCTGGAAGAAGATCCTGATCATGGCGGCCCTCGAAGGCGTCACCCGGCAAGCCTTCCGCCGCATCGACATCACCACCGACGACGACGGCGGATTCACCATGCGAGCAAGCGTCAATGACGAGGCAGCGCAAGCCAACATCAGCTGAGCGCGGATACGGCGGCGCACACAAGCGCCTCCGCAAGAAGCTCGAACCGTTCGTCCTCGTAAGCAAAGTCAACTGCTGGCGATGCGGCGAACCCATCAAAGCCGACGAACCCTGGGACCTCGGCCACGACGACAACGACCGCAGCATCTACCGCGGCCCCGAACACGCACTCCGCTGCAACCGCGCCGCCGCCGGGCGCAAGGCCCAACGACGGCGGGCAGCGGCCAAACATCCCGGCGCCGACGGAACCCGCGACTGGTGACCCTCATCGTCGTCACCGGACCACCCGCCGTAAAGCAAGACCACCTGGATGCGCCAGCACGCCAAGCCCGGCGACATCACCATCGACTACGACCAGCTCGCCGCCGCGCTCACACCCACCGACCGCGACACCTGGACCCAACCAGCCCACGTCCGCACCGTCGCCCGCGCCGCACGCACCGCAGCGATCGACGCAGCCATGCGACTCACAGCCGACCACAACGTCTACCTCATCCACTCCCAACCCAGCCCCGCCGACCTGGACCGATACCAGCGCGCCGGCGCCCGCATCGTCACCGTCGATCCCGGCCGCGCGATTGTCCTCGCCCGATGCAAAAACGAACGCCCCTGGCAGATGGCCCAAGCCGCCAAGCAGTGGTACGAGCAGCGCGCCGGGAGCCAGTCGGCCCCGGAGGCGGTCAGCGGATCAGCCGACGCGACCCGCAGCTGGTGACCGGACACCCCCCCGAAAAGACTCTGACCTGCAGAAACGCCCATCGCCGAGCCTCTGACCGGCGAAAACGCAGCTCGGAGGGTGGGGGTCGATCGAGGCAGGAGGCCACCGTCGACCCACGCGCTCATCAGGCGATCTATCTACCACGATTTCCACACCAACACACCATCCGCGATACATGCTCTGAAAATCGCTAAATGCACTGCGACACAACAGCTTTCAATATCATTGAATCTATTGGGCTGCAACGCATTTGCGCGGGGCTAAAAATCATGCGTGAGCTGCGCTGATGTGCTGTTTTCGTCTCTGGTCTGCAACGAACGCGAAAAATCGCGCCATCAACCTGTCGAGGAGGTCGCTGTGGCTGCACCCGCCAAGCGCACCCTGCGATCGGTCAAGCCCGACGAGAAACCGGTACGCAAACGCGCGCTCAACGTCGCCCAGGCCGCCAAGACCGGCGATCAACTGGCTCTGCTGATCGCACTGCGCGATCGGATCGCCCGAGAGATTGCCGCGCTGGACTGTCCACCGCGAGACCTGGCGTCGTTGTCGAGGAAGCTGATCGAGATCGGCAAGGAGATCGAGGCGATCAAGCTGCGTAAGAAGCAGCTCGACGACGAGACCAACGACGACATCGATGACAGCTGGGACGAAGAAGCTCTCTGAGGTCGCGCGGCATGTCGTCAAGCCGTCGAAGATTGCCTCGACGGGCTGGCCGGCGGTTGAGAAGACCTGTCGCGACAAGCTCGGTATCGAGTTCGACGAGTGGCAGCGTGGCGCCGGTCGTCTGATCCTGGCCAAGCGCAAGGACGGCACCTTGGCGGCGACGGTCGGCGGTGTCGGCATGTCTCTGCCGCGGCAGGTCGGCAAGACCTATCTGCTGGCCGGGATGGTGTTCGGTCTGTGCGTCGACAACCCGGGGCTGTTGTTCATCTGGTCGGCGCACCACGCCCGTACGCACGGTGAGACGTTCCTGGCCATGCAGGCATTCGCCAGCAAGACGAAGGTCGCACCGTTCATCGAGCAGGTGTTCAAGGGCTCCGGTGACGAGGAGATCCGGTTCGTCAACGGATCCAGGATCTTGTTCGGGGCCCGGGAGCGCGGGTTCGGCCGGGGCATCCCCGGTGTCGACGGTCTGATCGCGGATGAGGCACAGATCCTGTCTGACAAGGCGCAAGAGAACATGCTCGCGACGATGAACACTTCGTCGTTCGGGCTGCATGTGTACGTCGGTACGCCGCCGAAGCCGGAGGATGCGTCCGAGGCATTCACGCGGATGCGCACGGAGGCACTGTCGGGCACCTCCGATGATCTGGCGTGGATCGAGTGCGGCGCCGACCCGGACGCCGACCCCGACGATCGATCGCAATACCCGGTGATGAACCCCTCGCACCCGCACCGCACCCCGTTGGTGTCGATCCTGCGGCTGCGAAAGAAGCTCTGCGGGCTTCCTGCGCGAAGCGATGGGGATCTGGCCGGTCACCGGCGGCGGCCTGATCGGCGATACCGAGTGGTCGGAGCTGGCCGACCCGGGGTCGAGCCCAGTCGATCCAGTGTCGTTCGG